ATAAATATAATACTTTTTTTCATCCTGAACTTTGCTTAATTGTTATTGTTGTTGATGAACCACCATTAATTTTTACTGTATTAGATACACCATCTTGTATGAGTATAATTGTATAACTATCAGAACCATCTAAGTTTAGTTTAGCACTTTGGTTTACTGTTCTTGTAAGACTTATGTTCTGTCCTGATACTATGGTTGTAATCTGTGTGTCTTTGTCTTGTCCTATATCTGTACCAGCTATACGAATACCAACACCACCTTGCTTGAGTGCATCTTCTTCCTTGGTTATAGCTAATGCATCTAATACATTTAACAAATCTTCAAGAAAGTTTACATCCAAATAATTAATATCTAGTTCAGTGAACTCTAATTCTGCTTCTGCATCTAAGAAATCTTCGGCAAGATAATCTATATCAAGATCATCAAACTCTAAATAGTCTACTGTAGATTGTGTTTGTGATTCTTCTATTGATTGTTCTACTTCTTGTGGAGGATTAACAATCAACATGTTATCTATCAAGTCCAGTGATATGTCTAAGGTAACAGGCTTAGTAGGATTGTTTTCGTAAACAGATACTGTAGTAGCTTGATAAGGTTTATTTAAAGTTACACTACCCATACCGGTAGACACTATAATTTCACCACTAGATATACCATTTTCATCAGGCAATAATATAACTAAACTTCTTCCTAGTTCATCTACTGTACATGTAAAGTCTGTACCTCTTATAGCTATGTCAGCTGTAGGTGTACGTATAGATATGTTGCTTTTATTATTGAACTTGCCTGTAATAAAACGTGCTGTACCACTAGCAAACTTGAGTGCCATCTTTGATTTAGATGGGTCAGGGTCATAGATGTACTCATCTATTACTAACTTAGAATGCTCTGTAAGTTTTACTGTAGAAGAATCCGCAAAAGTTATGGCAACTCTGCCCGTTTCTGTACGGACATCATCCATTTGTTGTATGTTAAATGCTAGTTCAGCACCATAAGGTTTGTCTCTAAGGACTTGTGCATTGCCTCTTACTTCAGATATAGAGCCTATCTCAACAGATGAATGAAGTAGTTGCGTCTGACTGAGTAACACAGACAGTACCACTAGAGCCAACAGATGTAATTTTAAGCCAGTCATTATCTGATGTAGACTCCTGATCTATATTAAATGTTCTTGTACTACCTGTATGATCTAAGTAGAAGTAACCTCCAGCATATCCATCCCCATCATAGGTAACTGTATTATCACTACCATCTATATCCATAAAGTTTGTAGCACCATCTACATCTATAGATGAAGTTATTGAGTTGCCTGAACCTTGTATTGTCCAATCTAAATCTAAGTTAGCTGCTAGTGCAGTCATAGCGTGATTGAGTGTAAACGTATTTGTATTACCTGTAACCTGTACATTTACATTAGAACCATCTGCACCTGTAGCATTAGTCTCATCTGTAGACATATTAAATGTGTTGGTATCACCTATAAAAGAAAAGTAACCTGTGTAGTTATCTGCCCATATATCACCAAGGAATTTATTTGTATTACCTTTCTGTAATATATCTAAGGTCATAGTCGCACCATCAATATCTAATGCTGTCATAGAACCAGCAGCAGCAGTTGCTCCACCAATTATATTACCACTACCACCTACCTGTTCTATATCTAAATTAGATGTAGCACCTGACTGGTCTATAAATATCTCATTGTCAGCCCCGTAAATCAGAGATACACTCATCATCACAACTAGGCTGTTTAATATTATTTTCATGTTTCCAATAGCCTTCTGCATAGCCCTCCTCTATTGTTTGTAAAACCGCTGTCTCTACTGCCATCTGTAAAGCAATGTTTATAGACTCATTTTCTACTATACCACTCTCAATTTCAACTAATTCAGTATTATTGTTATAGAATCTAAATACATCTTGTGTTATAGAAGCACTAAGAATTGACTTAGTTACTAATACTTCAATCAATATTTCACCTGTACTGACTGATACTGTACGTAAAGATATAGTTACGGAGTCTTGTCTGTATTGTTTTGAACCACCTATACCAAGGTATCTTGCACCTGCACCACCTGACTTAACATTAGTTTCATAACCTACAACACCACCTTCCATTAGTATTCCAGCAAACAATAAAGGTTTTACCTTTTGTTTTTCATCAAAGTTTTCTCTAGTAGTACGTATAATCTGTCTTTCTTTAGTAAGATTATCTAAACCTTTACGTTCAACTACATTAAATACATTGGAATGTTTCAATGCTCGTATTAGATAAGCATCAGGTGACTGTGTAATAGCTGTACTAAAGCTTGCGTACTGACTATTACTTCTTCGTTGTCCTGTATCGTCTTTAAAAGAATTAGGATATACAGCTACTACAGGTTTCTTTATAGGTGTATCTACTTCTGAAAGGTTAGTAAGTAAAGCACCAACCTCTGCTGACTCAATACTTCTTATTGGAGGTATCCCATTACCCAATGGGTCTACTATTAAAGCGCAATTAGAAAGTAAAGGAACCAAGAGGTACAGTAATTTCTGTAGTATTGCCTTCTTCATCTGTAATTATTAGTGTTACTTTATCTTCTTCTACTCTATATTCTATGGTGTTACCTTCTAATTCTAGCGTACCAAAATCAGATGCGGTCTCACCAAACAAACTATCAACCAACTGTCTGCTTAGTTGTGCATATATTCTACTCTCTAAGTTACGTATAAACCTAGCCAACGTAGTGTTTTCAGCCTCTCTCTCTAGGTCTTCTGTATATGCCCTGATCTCTTCTCGTATAGTTTCTTTCCTATTGAACTCTTGATTCTCTATAGTTAAGTAATGACTTGAGGTACCAACCCCTGAGAAACTAGGGTTCTTAAACTTGTGTGTCATTTCATCTGCTTGTACAGATAAGACAACAAACATAATTATTATTATGGAAGATATCAGCAGTAATTCATCGGGTCTGTTTTGATTTTTCATCTTGTTCTCTTAGTTCTAAAACTGTATTGACCTTCTGCTGTAGACGTATCATGTCTTGATCTAGCAATCTAAGCTGGTCGGTAAGCCTGATGATTGTCATTTTCATTTCGGCAACTGCTGGGTCTATCCTATTGGTTATAGTTTGCCAAACAAAGTATACGAAATATCCTAGACCTACTACCATAACCACAGGAAAACCAAAGTCTTGTACTATCTTTGCTATATCCATCAGTCTCGCCTTGCATCTATACTGCCATCCTCTACGAAGTTCTCTGCTCTAGCTATCCGTTCTAAGTCTGGTGACATATTAAGTGCGCTAGATACACTAGTATCTATACGTATAATATCGTTGTTCATTGTTGATGCTCTAGTTATAAGCATCTTAGATATACCTTCTATAGTTTTGATCTCATCTACTAGACCATCCATAAGTTGTTTCATTACTAGGAATATAAAGAAAGCCATAATCAATCCACTAGCTATAGGCAGTCCTAACTTAGCTATCAGATCAAATGCTTCTGTCATGATGCTACTCTATCTCTTAATCTTTTCGCTCTGTCACCTACCTGTGTAGCCCACCTGCTGTCCATCATTTCGACAGAGGCTGTTTGGAAATCTCCTTCCTCCATAGCCTTCAAAAATTTTTTGAAACCTCCCAATCTAGGTAGACCTAGATTAAAAGCCATGTTCGCCATGACCCTTTGTTTATTATCATCTAAGTCTTTCCACCATGACATGTTTCTATCTAACTCCATACATACTATATCTATGTCAGCGTTTAAACACTGTAGTATTCTTTCTTCAGATACTGGTGTACCTACATCCATTCTGTATTCTTCATCTTTAGGTATTATTAAATGACCTACTCCAAACGTAGGATAACCTAGATGATCTAGGTATATCTCATACTCAAACCCTTCGTCTTGTATTATTTCTTTTACTAATTTATCTCTATCCATCTTGGAACTTACTCTCCCTTTCTAATATATGTCTTGGTATAGCTGTATCTATTTTATATTGTTGTAGTAAATTTACTTTTTCTTTTATCATTTGCATGTATCTGACTCTTAATCTTTCTTTCTTTTCTTCTGTATAAGATTGATTAGCCATTGCATACTTAAATCTTTGTTGTATATCAAGAATTTCTTGTCTCATATTTTTAACATTTCTATTTCTTGTTTCTACAGGATCAAGTCCATAAACATTTACTCCAACAAATCTTAGCAATGCTTGTGGCACAGTATCTGATGGTGATCCTGTAGGTCTAGGTATATCTTGTAATGCTTTAGCAGTTTTACTTATAGCACCATTAGGTGTTAACCATGATGGCATACCTAAACTATACATATACCACAATGTATTTTGTATTCTATCTTCTACAGGATCACGTTCATCCCATATTGTTCTCTGTGTAAACGGGTCTTTGTTTGTTTTTATTGCTAAGAATATATCTGCAAAAGGTCCTGATAAAAATCCTGTTGTTCTTTGTGCTTCAAAAAAATCACCATTAGCAGCATCCCTAACTACATCTGTGTACATAGTCCAAGGAAAGAAATAACCTATATCTAAAAATTGATATCTGCCTTCAGAATCTTTGTATGGCAATACATAAACACCAGTTCTTTTTGCAAGCCAAGGCTCTAAACCTTTCTGTAATTTTTTTTCTTCATCATCTTCAAAACCAAATGCATATGCAGATAGTGCAGTAAGACCAGCAGATAATGCTACATATGGTGCAAATCTAAATGGATGATTAATAGCAGTCTCTACTAATGCTGGAAAAGCTTTGTAATAAAATGTAAAGAAAGGCATACCTATTGGTGCTTTCCTAAATAATTTACCAGCTGCTGGTACATCTGAATAATCAAATAAAGATTTTTGTGCCAACATAAAAGCATCAAAGTCTGTCATGCCTTGTCTTTCCATTGCATCTATTATGATAGCTGTCTTACCTACTGACTCAGTAAACTGATATATATCTCCAGCTTTCTTAAATGTTTTTTGTACTAATATTTTTGGCAATCTAAAAAATTTAGCTACGGGTCCTAATGCATCTTGTTCTTGTAATAAATCTAAATACTCTTCACTTACTCTATACATTTCAGCATCTGTAAACCCTGTTCCTTGTATGCCAAAGTCTTCTGCTATCTTCCAATACTTACCATCAGTTCTTATTTGCTCAATAGCTTGTCTCATTCTTGGTATAACTTTATGTATAGGTATACCTCCTACAAGATTCATAAGTATCATGTTAGAACCTACGTTACGTACTACTGTAGGTGGATTCAATGGTACTTTAAGAAGCTTCCATATACTTGTTCCTTTTTCTAAAGCAGCTATAGTTTTACTAAATGCATTATCAGTATCACCCATACTAAAAGTACCTACTACGTCATCGTATATTTCTTTTCTTACAGCAACACCTCTAAGCATTCCGTATTGTTTACTTGTAGGTAATCTTTTAAATCTGTCATCAATAGGATTATCATTGCCATATCCTAATGACTCTGCAACTGGCTTGCCTAAATCTTCATATTGTTTGGCTAATGATTCCATTCTTGCAGCTTGTTCTGGTTCGCCTTGTCTAAAATAATCAGCTTGTTCTCTTAATCTTTTTGATTCTTCGAGTAACCACAAGGCACTTACCTTTTGTGTTTGACCATCTTGTTCTATTGCAACAAGCATATCTTTATCACGCAATGCCCAATTTTGATTCTTAGAAACTTGATTAAAGAAATCTAATATAGCCATATCTCTTAAAGGTCTTTGTATACCAGCTAATACTCTATACTCAGGTGACAATTCTTGTATGTCTCCTAGTATCATTCTAGTTTCGTCTGTTAATTCTTTTCTTTTCTTTAAGTATGCTAGTTTCTGTCCACTCGGATTATCAAGTATATGTTTCATATATAACTTAGGTAGATAACTTCCTCTATTTTCTTCAAACTTTGATCTTGGTAGCAATCCAGCATTTACTAACTGTATTCCTACTCTATCTATTGATTGTTTACTTTTTACTGCAACTTTACGTAGGTTCTCATCGGTTATAAGTGAGGCATCTGCATCTACACCACCTTCTATGTATGAATTAAACTCACGTCTATTACGTTTAAACTCTTGTTCACTCTTGTTTGTTTTCTTAGGATTAAGATATGGACCAAGATCGTTATACATATCTACAGCTACTTTCTCTGCTAGTCTTATATCACCAGCAGTTCTATAACGTAAGTTCATAAACTCTTTTAACTGTGGTAATCCACCAAGTCCACTAAAGTATTTAGTTTGAGATAAGTTGCCTAAGAATCCTGTAATCCTTTTCCAATAACTAGCCTTTTGTGCATCAGATGGTGTGCTTGAATACTTAGCTGGATTTTTTACTACCTGTTCATTACTATCAAAAGTAAATACAGGTACGTTAAATCTTGATAAATGTTTTTTAGTTGGCTTACCTCTATAAAGCAATTTTGAATTATTATTAAAAGCTGTTTGTAATAATAAAGGTTTACCTTTTCTTGCATCTATTTCAGATTTAGTTCTGAATATAATTTCATCTATAGTAAATTGTTCCTGCTCTATTAATTCATCAAAAGGTGCGTCATAGTATTTATTAGAATGAAAGTCTCTATTTAATACATTATCAATAGTTACAGCAGGTTTTAAATTTGGACCTTCACCAAACATATCTGCTAATATTCTGTTAACAGATGGTCCTTGTGTTTCATATTTAACACCTAGTTTATCTAAAGACTTTTTAATTTTATTAGGATAAGTATCGCTATATATATTCCATCCTGATTTAGAAAAGAATTGTTCTGTTTGATTGGTAGTTAATTTTCTTAAGTTTATATAGCCAGCACCTATGGCTGGTTGATTACCTGCATTACGTAGTAGTCTTGAAGTATCAATAGTTAAATTATTATTTTGGTCTAATCTAGCTTCTTCTTGTGTAATAACATTGATATCAGGTCTTTGCATGTTTGGTCTAATACCATTTTGTATTTGACCTTTTATTAAATTAGCTAAATCATTTGGCAATATAGAAGATACACTTCCAACTAAACTTTCTGTGTTACCACTACCTAAATAATTAGAAGCATTTACATAATGTTGACGTATTGGATTAGAATCTTCTAAAGATAAAGTCATATCTTGACTAATGAATCCATCTGTCATGCCAACTAAACGAGCATAATTTACATATGTTTGAAACTCATATGAATTAGTATCTCTTGTAAATACATCAGCAAAATATTGTGCAGCTGCACTTATAGTTTGTTTAGGATTAGAAGGATTATCTTGATTTACTTCCTCTTGTGTTACATATCCTTGTTGTAGCAAAGAACTTTCTTCTACTTTTTGTCCAGAAGGAATATGAGTTATTTCTGTACTTAAATTAGTAGTAATATCTTTTGGATTAACTGAAGGATAAAAACTTAAAAAGTTAAAATTATTTCTTAAATTGTTACCATTTCTTTCTGCTT